GCCTTCGTCGACAGTGCGAAGTGCGTCTCGCTGATGACTCCCGTCTCGACGACTTCACGCAGCCAGTCGACAGGGCGACCGATGGGCGTGAGTGTCATGTACAGGCAGCCGCCTGTCTGCACGAGACGAGAGACGCTCTCCGCGTACATCTCAGGCGGGGGCACCTCATCCATCCAGCAGAGGTCGAGAGTCGCTGATGCGAGCGCCAGGCGAGCCTGCTCGCTCGTCACGAAGACGACGCGGCTGCCGTTGATGAAGGTGACAGTCGAGTGCTTGAAGCCTCGAGTCGGATGGAACGTGCAGTCGGGCACCAGTACGCCATTCGGTATCATGTCGAAGACCTTTGCCTGCACGACGACCGATTGCTTGAAGCTATGGCAGACGACTCGAGCTTCGATGGGTGCGGGCGGGACGTCTTGATAGGGGTGCACACCGAGACAGCGGCACACCGTCTCATAGGCTGCGGCGAGCGTCTTGCCTGACTGCGACGGCGCACGCAGCAGACGGAAGCGAGCGTCGCTCTCGAGGAAGGCGCGATGAGGCGGGCCGGGTTCGTAGCGTGCAAGCGGCGACGCTCGCAGTCGACGCAGAGCCGATGCCGCTGTCATTCGCCCACCTGTATCTCTCGCAGTCGTTCGACCTCATCGACTGACAGATCGCCTGCCAGCTCCTCGAGCAACTGCTGACGCGTCAGCGCGCCGATGTGGTCGTCGACCTTCTGCGGGGTGGGTGCGTCTGCTCCGGTGATGCGCGCTTCGAGATGCAGCATCGACGCGAGCGGCCCCATGCGACCCGTTGCCAGGCATGCGCGCTGATGCCCTCGCAGTCGACCGAGGAACTCTGCTCGTCGACGCTCGAGCGGCTCGCCGTCCAGCTCCTCTCGATAGACATCGACGAGGTCTGCCTTGTAGCGGTCGACAGTACGAACAGAGACACCGAACTCCGCAGACAGGGCGCGCTTCAATTGAAGCGACCAACCCCGCTCTCCGATAGCTCTCTCGAGTACGGCGATGCGCCTGTATCTCTCTGTCTTCGATGTTCCCACTGCGCTCCTTATAGCGTCCCTATCCTGACGACGACGCTACCACCCGACACGTATCTCGACGCGAGGAGATTCGTCGCCAGCGCAGAACAAGGCGATGCAGTCAATCGACCAGACGCTCTTGTCGTCTCGGTATATCCCTGCCTTCTGCGCTGCGTCCAGCACTGCCTTCGCGACGTTGTCGATGTCCGGCTTCTGACAATACGGCTCCCGCCCCATCGGCTTTGTCTTCCATATCATGCGCTGGGGGCGCGGGAACAGGGCAAGAATTCCGACACTGATGGGGCAGTCGAGCGGTGCTTGTAGCCAGGTGTCCATCAGTGTCGACGCCGCTACCGCCTCCCACTGCGCTGTCTTCTTCGGCGTGTACGTTCGCACGAAGCCAGCTCGAGCAGTCGCTCTCGGTCGTCCCTTGCCTATCGGTGGTCCCGGTATCGTTGCGCGCCATTCGTTCATGGCTTACGAAAATGGAACATGGGCTCGGACGCAACTTCGTCGAGCTGATTCGCTCCGAATCGTCGAGTCAATGGGAAGCGCTCGGTGCCTACATGCTCGAAGCCAGCAGCGAGAGCGGCTTCGACGACGGGACCTTCGAGCGGGACTGTCGTGCCTGCGATGTTGACGTCTGCGATGTTGACAATCGACAGAGAGCCGCTCCGAAGCGCTGCGAACTGTAGCGCAAGGACAGGCTCGAGGAAGCCCTCGACCCATTCGTCTGGTGTCTTGTATCGAATCCACGACTGCGTTGGCTCGTCGCAGTAATGCTCCTTCGAGAAGTATGGCGGGCTCGTGAACGCGAAGTCGCACGAGTCGCGCACCTCATCGGCCGGGACATCCTCTGCTGGCAGGTTGATGAGTTCGACGCTGTCGTCGAAGCCGAGCTCGCTCGTCATCTGCACGTTGCCCGCGTGCGTCTCGACGCTCGGGTCGATGCCGATGTACCGCTTGACGTTGTTCGCAGCGAAGAACCCGACGAGCCTCCCACCGTAGCCTGTCGACGTATCGAGTACCGTCCCGCCCTCGGGACAGTGTCGTCGGTACATCATCATCGCGACAGCGGGTCGGAAGTTCGCGCACGCTTGCGCGCCTCGAGTCAGCGAGAGCGTGCCGTATACGCCCGCCGGAATCTTGCCTCCATACTCCAGCACCAGCTCGAGCGACTGTCGCAGCCAGGCGTCTTCCTCGAACGCTTCAGCGGGTGCCCGCTTGCCCTTCACGGTCGCATGGAAGCGGTGCGGGTGGTAGGTGTCTGCGACGTGGTAGCCGAGGTTCGAGTTGCGCCACCCGTCGCTCTCCTCGAGCGCTGACAACTTGTTGATTTCCTGCATCGAGACATGGAGTGCGAGCTTGCGATACGGGAACCCGGTCGCCCTGAAGTAGTCGAACGCAGCGTCGACGACGTCGCTGTCTGCGAACGGTCGCGGCTGCCCCGGCTCTGCTTCGACGGGGAGGGCTTCGCCTAGCAGCGACGCAACCTCTTGAGCATCGAAGCCAGCCAGCAGCGCGTCGTCTTCGTCCAGCCTGCTCAGGATGCTTGCCAACGCATCATCGTCCCAGCTCGCTGCTTCGCTTAACTTGTTGTCAGCGAGCGCGAGCAGCGCACTGTCAGCAGGGTCGAGGTCCATGTACCGCACTGGCACCTTCGTCAAGCCGAGCCGCTGCGCTGCCTTCAGCCTGGTATGCCCGGCGATGACCATGCCGTCTGCCTTGCGTGCGACGATGGGCGCGGCGAAGCCGAAGCGCTTGATGGAGTTCGCGACTCCCTCGACTGCGTCGTCGTTGTCTCGAGGGTTGTCAGCCCACGGCATCAGCACGCTCGCATCTTCCCACGTCGCAGCGCTGTCTAGTGCTTTTTCTTTTCCTTTGGACATGTTTCGTTCCCTTGCGTCTTCGTGTATCGTGCGAGCGGCGCTTCTGCGTCGAATCGAATCGTACCGAGGACGTGCCGCGTCCGCAACTCAAGGAGACACGATGGAACCCCGAGACATTCTGAACACGGAAGAGGGAGCGCAACTGCTTCGGATGAGCAAGGCGAAGCTGCGAGAGTTGGCGAACGACGGCGAGCTGCCAGCGTTCAGAGTCGGCAATCGTCTGCGGTATCGACGCTGCGACTTGCTCTTATGGGTCGAGGAACAAGCGCTTGCGAACGTCGACAGAGAGCGCACCCACGGCGACGACGCAATCGACTATGGGCAGCTCCCCTAATGCCCCGAACTCGCCTCATCAATCCCAGCTTTTTCCTACATGAAGACCTCGGCCGCTGCACCGCCCACGCTCGTCTGCTGTTCGTCGCACTCTGGACGCAGGCAGACAAGCTGGGACGACTGCGCTGGCTGCCCCTCAAGGTACATGGCGAGTCGTTCCCGCACGAGCCCGAGGTCAACGTCATCCACTTGGCGCAGGAACTCGTCGCTGCTGGCGTGTTGAGTATCTACGAAGCGTCCGGTCGACTGTACGCGCACCTGCCAGGCTTCAAGACATGGCAGCGACCGCATCGCAACGAGCAGCCGTCTGCGTGTCCTGCTCCCCCTGACGAGATGCTCGTCGACGACTCTCTCGACCTGCTGACAATGGAGTCTCGAAGACAGCGACTCGCGACAAAGGACAACCAAGGGACAACCAAAGGCAGTCACTATACCGTATTACCGTATACCGATAACCGTATGCCGTTATCTAGTCCATCTTCCTCTATGGAGGAAGATTCAGCGCAACGACGTCGAAGCGACGTCCCTGACGCTGCGCCGTCCAAACCTCGAGTCGTGATGAAGACTCCAACTGGCGACGACACGCTCGACTTCCTGCTCGAGACGTGGCCGACGCTGCTCGGGAAGCACGAGACACTGGAGCGCTGGCTTGCAACGAGTCGCGATGCCTTCCCCGGTATCGACCTACTCGCAGAGGCGCGCCGAGCGTCAGCATGGCAGCTCGGCAATCCAGCGAACAAGAAACGACAGGTACGCGCCTTCCTGACTCGATGGTGGGGCAAGGCGCAAGACAACGGGCCGCGAGCTGCGACGAAGCAGTCGAGCAGCGCAAGCAACGACGACGCCATAGCGATGGCGAGAAGTCTAGGAGCGAAGATATGACAGCCGAAGCACGAGCGAGACTCATCAGCGCACACCTCGAAGCAGTCAGCAGGGGCCGCTCTCCGACCGCTGAACAGGTCGGCATCTGGTTGCGCGAACTCGAAGACATCCCACTCGAAGACCTCGACGACACGATTCGCCTGGCGCGTCGACATCATGCCGAGCAGACAGACAAGGGCAAGCGATGGGGGAAGCTGACACCCGACGACGTGCTGCACTCATACAAGGCAGAGCGCAAGGTCGTCGAGGAGACACCCCACAATCCCGACTGCCAGCATCGCTGCGACGACGGGCTCGTCTCGATGCGAGATGACAAGGGGCTGGACTATGCGGTGCGCTGCGTCTGCTTCGCTGGTCAGTCGTGGGACAAGCATCCGACATTCGGCAAGCGCTGTCCGAACGTCGAACAAGCGCTCGAGCAGCTCGGGTGGACGCTCGTCAAGCAAGTCTCGACGATGCCAGCGAGTCATGGCGAGTGGTTGGAGAAGCGCACTCGGCAAGTCGGGTTCGCACGAGCATCGAACGAGTACCGGGAGTGGATGGATGCTAGGGAACCGTGAAGGCTGTCAAGGATATGTAAACAATCCGTCACAATCCGCACGGTTTTGTGGTGTTTCGGCACTTTTCGCGCCGTTTCCGCTATATATAAGACATGAGCAACGAACAACAACGAGACAACAGCGAAGGAATCTCGAACATGACTGCACTCAACAGCTTGATAGACAATATCTACACCGACATGCTCAGCGACGTACACGAAGCGCAAGGCGAGCCCGTCGACTTTGCGAGCGAGCCCGACTTCATCGTCGACGAAGAGACCCCGATGGAACCCCTCGCGCTGACGCTTCTCGAAGCCGTCGTCGAGTCTGTCGCTTTCTTCTCGCAGCCCGGAATCGTCGTCACCCTCGGAGCGGTCATCGACCGACTACGCAACACGCACGGCATCGACAACATCGAGCGGAACGGTCGCGTCTCTGACTGCGTCGCTCTCGTCAATGAGGGAGTCGAGGCGGGTGTCATCGTCAAGGGACAGATCGCCGCACTGCACTCGGTCGCGCTGACTCCCGCAGGACGCGAACTCGCAGTCGAACGAGGATGGGCCACGCAGACGTGTCTGCGCTGCAACGACGCCCTCAGAGAAGTCGACATCAGCGAAGACGGATGGTGCGAAGACTGCGTGTCAATCGTCAACGCGATTGACAAGGAGCGCTTCGACGACGCGCAGACGTCCAAAGACTTCGACGACACCCCGCCCGACATGCGCTATGGGACAGCAGAGCGCGAG